GCACCTTGTCAGCCTTGGATGCTTCCCTGAAGTTCTTGAGCTGCTGCTTCAAGAAGGCAGAAGTGGAGTCATAGACAGGCATAAACTTTTTTTACAAATATTTTTGCAGATAAAAACCTTCTGCTATTATTGCAATTACAAATCTAACCAATTAAACAATATGACAAGTAAAGTATCATTTCACGACCTATTTCCAAGGTTTGGAATTAGTGTTAATTCAAAAGGCACAATTCAAGACATTCAGAAGTATGCCCACATGTATGGAGGTGTTATCACCATCTATGACATGAGGAAGAACTGGAATGGCTTTGATGATGACAAGCCATATAGATTGTCTTACAGACTAAATCAGCCTCCATTTGAGTTTCTTATCTATGGCATTGAGCTGACTGAGGATGAATATGAGACTCAGAAGCTCGCCTGGAATGGCTCTGACTTTATCATTGTTGAGCCTAACTGCCATCTTACTTTAATTGACAATTCTTATCTTCTACTAAGATGATAAACAGAGGCATTAAACAAATGGTTAAGGAGGCTCTGTTGCAGAGTTTCTTCTGGCTAGTCTATATTATCCTATTTGGCCTGATAGTTTTTAAAACTTATTTATATGTCAAAGGATAGAGATGTTACCATCTGCCTGACCTCATGCGGAAGGTTTGATTTGCTTGAGAAGACCATCAGCAGTCTTGTTACTTATTGGGATGGCGAGCCTCCGGCTGCATTCCTGATCCATGAGGATTCAGGAGCTATCCCTACCTCATTAGGCATTGAGCTTAATCGTTTCCTGAAGAGGCATTGGCAGATTGAAGCTAAGTGGACACTAAGTAACTATGCCGGACAAGTGCAAGCCATTGACACTTTATATCATCAGGTTGAAACTCCTTACATATTTCATTGTGAAGATGATTGGGAGTTCTATCAGTCAGGGTTCATTGGTGATTCTAGGGCTGTGCTTCAGCTGGACAGAACTATTTATACCGTATGGCTCAGACATCCATCTGATCGCAATGGTCATCCAGTGCTCAATGGAACAAGACTAACCTTTAACGATGTCAGGTTTCAGGAGATGGCTGTAAACTTTCGAAATAAGTGGCATGGCATGACATGGAATCCTGGTCTGCGTAGGCTTTCAGATTATAGGGCTGCTGGGCCATTTAGTGACTTCTGTAAATGGAATAATAAAAATCATCTTCAGACAGAAGAATCATTTAATGAGCATTACCGGAAGCTAGGTTTTAAAGCTGCCACTCTATGCAGAGGATTTATCAAGCACATAGGCTATTCAAATTCAACTAAAAAACTACAATTCAAATGAGAGCAACAATAAGTTTCAACATGGATGATCCGGATGACATCCAGGCGCACATGCGATGCACCAAAGCAACAGACATGGCTCTGGCATTGTATAGGCTCAGGAATGCAATTCACAAGGCCATTGATGAATCGGAAGATGGAAAGCATGTAGATGGTGACTATCTGGCTGACCTGGTTAATGAGGTGTTCTCAGAGTTTAGTATAAACCTTGAAGAGTTAATAATATGACACAACTTGAGCAGCTGCAAGTCATTGTAGCGAAGGAAATAAAGACTAAGAAATGGTTTGCTGAACAGGAAGCAAATACTCCCAAGAGCAGTTACTATTGGCAAGGTGGCCTTGCTGCTTTACAGTATATTAAGCATGTAATTGACAGATTAATAAAGGAAGAGGATGGAAGATAACATGACAGCAGTTGAGTGGCTATTCCGTAATTTATGGGATCAGCCAAAGGATAAGATTACTTGGTGGGAGATTTTGGATAAAGCCAAAGAAATGGAGAAGGAGCAAATAATTGATGCCCACGATGCCGCTTACATTGCCATGAACCTTGCTTTCAGAGGGTTTGACAGGAGTGTGGAGTATTATGAAAACACCTATAATTCAAAATAAAATGAGAGCCTACAAAAAAGAACTTGAAGAAATAGCCAATGATTTGCTCATTCAAAATTCAGAGGCAAAAGGAAATGAGAATAAGCCTAATTATTCAAAAAGAGACTTCATGAATGCCACTATTATCTTCCAGACCGCATTAATGGATAAGATGTATGACAATCAGGACTTTGATAATATGTGCTTGGATGAACGCATGAAAATGGCAGAAAGTTGCGGATTGGCATTAAGAAAGTTAATCCACACATACACCGGATTAGACACTCATAAGATTGAAGAGTTTCTTTAGGGTTGCCTATAACGGTTTTGCAGATTGGCGATCGGTTTGTGAAGCGTTGGCATTGTGCGGTTGGACAAACTGCCGCCAATGTGCTGTTAGGCGATCGTTATTTTTTGTGCGGTGGGGTTTACGAATATTAATTAGAAACGAAAATGAAAAACAGAAATTTAAACCATAGTGATAATTGGGCTACTCCAAAAGAATTTTACGACAAACTAAATGCCGAGTTTGCGTTTGACTTTGATCCTTGCCCTTTGTGTGAAACTGAAATAACGCCTGATAAAGACGGCTTACTGATTGAATGGGGGCAAAGAAACTTTATAAACCCACCATACAGCAGAAACTTAAAAGAGGCGTTTGTAATGAAAGCCATTGAAGAAAGCAAAAAGGGCAAGTTATGTGTAATGCTATTGCCTGTATCAACTTCAACAAAACTATTCCACGAGGCAATACAGCCAAACGCAAACGAGATCCGATTTGTAAAAGGTCGTGTAAAATTCGTTGGAGTAAATACCAAAGGAGAATTAGTAAATGATAAAGCCTCAATGCACGATAGTATGATCGTTGTTTTCGGGTGCGGTGGCAGAAAAAATAATGTCGCCTAACTACACTATATACGCAATATTGCGTGATATATATGTCGCACAAGAAAACGGCAAACCAGAAAAATTGCCGTAGATTTGTGCAATAGGTAGCACTTTTTAATACCTTTCGCAAAAAAAAACATTCCCGGTTGTCCCTGAATAATTCAAACTTCCGGGGTTAGGTGGAAAGGCGTAATTAGGGTTGGCTAAAATTGTGACTGATACGATTTGATTCAATTTGAAACGCTAATGAACCCAATCGAAGAACTAATAGACTTTATCATTGACAATGAAGGCAAGATTGACCTGAATGATGTGCTGGTCAAGGCTGAGCTTATCAACATGCGCTCTAAGCCCAGGCATTGTGGTTGGTACTTTAATGGGCAGCTTGTTCAGTCATTAGATCAGCTTAAAGGCAATTCAATTTCGATGAGCAATAAACCAAAACAACTCTTTTACTATCCGTGACTATACTGGACTATTGGGATGACCCGCACTATGATAAGCCTCTTCAGAAGCATCGTGAGGACATGATTAATAAAGCTGATGCTGTCAATCATCCAGAGCATTACGGAGGCTCAGAAAGCACTTATGAAGCTATCAAGGTAATTGATGCATGGAAGCTAGGCTTCTGCCTTGGCAATGTCATTAAGTACATTTCAAGAGCAGGAAAGAAAGGCAGCAAGCTGGAAGACTTAAAGAAGGCTCAGTGGTATTTAAACCATGAGATTGAGAGGCTTGAAGGAGGATGCTTTTAAAATGAAAAACATTCTAGTAGCAGTATCTGGAGGTAGGTCATCAGCTATGATGGCTTACCACATTCACACAAGTGAAAAATATAAGGACTATAATAAAGCCTATGTGTTTGCCAATACTGGCATGGAAAGGCCTGAAACTATTGAGTTTCTTAAAAAAATTCAGTCAGTATGGGGAATCCCTTTAACACTAATTGAAGGCACTTATTCAAATGTTATGGGTGTTGGTGTTGGCTATAAAATTGTTGATTGGGATAGTTTAGATATTAAAGCAAATGTTTTTGAGCAGTGTATTATGCACATAAACAAAGGTTCATTTGATGGGTTGCCAAATCAAGAAGCACCTTATTGCTCAGAAAAGATGAAAACTATTCCTTGCAATAAATTTGCTAAAGATATTTTTAATGGTGAAAAATACATCAAGGCTATTGGTTTTAGAAGAGAGGATATGCCCAAGAGAATTTCTTGGGCAGAAATTAAGCATGATGAGCAAAGGATATTTCCACTGCTTACTGACTTTACTGAACCTATTGGTTTGCCTGAATTAAACTCTTGGTGGAATCAGCAAGCATTTAAACTTGGGATTAACTCTAAGTTTGGCAACTGCGAATTGTGTTGGAAAAAATCAGACAATAATCTGGTGGAAGTTATCAGAAGTGGAACAAGGTTTGTGAATTGGTGGCAAAAAATGGAAGACCAATATGGCAATACTTCATTTAGAAATAGAAAGTCAATAGCAGATATTGTGGCTATGGCTGCTCAGCCTAAAACTATGAGCATTGACTTTTCTGATTCATCAGAAGGTTGTATGTGCCAGATGTAGCTCAATTAAGGCCTAACAAATCCCTGCTGAATCAGCCCGGCATTATCACAATTAAAGCAAAGACCTTCCCCTCTCAGGTTTAACTGCCTTGCCCAAATTGCTAGGCTTTGATTGTAGCCATCCAAGAAGGTAGCCATAGCTCGCTCAGTAAACTCTCTGTTGCCTTGAGCAAAGTAGTTAGCCCTCGGTGAAGCTACCTTTTGCCAAAGTATCTGATAGCACAATAGATTAGCCCAGGCATCAAGCAGAAACTCCTTCTGCTGGCAGATGAATGAGTCAAGGCTGCATAATAGCTGAGCATCAATGTAGATGCCTGACTGACTACTGTCCTGAGACCATGAGTCTCCAAACCCATAGCCTAATGGAGCAGTAACCGGGAAGATACTCCATCCATTGCGCCACAGGTAGGTGAATCTGGTGGCACATTCTAAGTCCATCTGATTCCAGCCCCAGTCAATAAAAAAGCCTGTGGTGGTTGGCAGATTGGTGCAATCAACTGCCACCATGATGTTAATCTTGTCAAAGTCAGAGTAGAACTCATTATTGACAGGCAGATAGTTCATGCCCTCAATAAGGTCAGCAGTTCCTTGATCTAGCACCTTGCCATCCTGAGTCTGGAAGATGTACCAAGGCACTCCGGCAACAGCAGGGCCAGCATTGTAGACATAAATCTGCTTAACCCTTAATGCCAGATACTTGCTGCCCTGCACACTTACAAATGCACCCTTCAGAATTGCTTCTGGTGGTACAGTCTGAATCTGCTGCCACTGCTGAACGAAGTTCTTGCTCGTCTGGAAAAGCACCTGATCTAGCTGAGCCTCTGCTGATGTGAATAATGCAGACTGAATATCTCTCTTGATTCTCACATAGCTGACAGCTTGTGCTGAGTTCCACATGCCTACATAAGACACTTGCTCCGGTGTTGCAATCTTATCCAGCAGCTCCGAACTCATGCCCGGATAATCATTAATATATAGTCCAGACAGAGGGGCTTCAGCTGTGCAACCCTTTAATCCAATGTAATCTTCTAGGCAATTCATATCACAAAGTTAAACATTATCAGAACTTCCAATGTTCGGAGCTGTAATCCTGAATAT